GCGGTCTCCCACAATCTCCCAGGTCTCGCCCAGCGTTTCGTTGAAAAACAGTTGCAGCGGACCGTGGTCGCCCTTTTTCGACGACGCCAGGGCTTCGAGAAATTCCTTGACGATGTCGGGCCAGCTCCGCTGCGGACTGTAGGCCGACCAGACGTGAAGCCCGAGCGACACCGGTGGCTTGCACGGCTGGCCCATGGCGTCGCGCCAGACGCGGTCGGCGCCGTAGCGCTTGCCAGTTTTGCCGCAGACCCAGGCGCCCTGCGTCCACACCCCATCTTTGCGGGCGCCCTGCTTCAGGTAATCGGCCTGGGTGATGCTGTCGCGGCAGTGTGGGCAGACGTGGCGCACCGTCTCAGGCCGCCCGCTGTCCCACTTGAAGCCGCTGGCCTTGTCTTTGCCGCCCCAGGTCAGTGGGTGCTCGATGTCACAGTGCGGGCAGACCATGTGAAACCGGACCATGCCTTCGGCCAGCTCGCACGCGGTTTCAGCCTGGTCGATGCCTTTGATCAGCGGCGTGGTGCCGCCGATAAATTTCGGATTCGGTGCGCCCTCCAGGCGCCCTTTCGCGAGGCCCTTGGCGTCGCCGGTTTTCTCGATTCGGGCGTCGAACTTCGACCACTCATCCAGGATCGCGACCGCCACGGTGATGCGCCGGAACGCCCGCGCCGCCTTGCCGCCCAGCAGGTGCACCACGCTGTTGCGAAACTGCTTGAGTTTGATCGTGTCGGTGTCTTTGGCCCCGGTCTTGCGGGCCGTCTTGACGGCCGCGATCTGGTCGAGCACCGGGTCGATTTCGCTCTTGACGTAGCTGTCGCGGTCGTCGTCGGTCGGCTGCCACAGCGCCAGGTTGCGGCGCAGATGCGCAATCGAGTAGGCGACGAAGGCGGTGATCATCTTGGTGTAACCGACGCGCTTGGACTTGATGATGTAGAGGTCCCTGATCCGGTCGTCAGACATAAAGTCCATAATCCCGATCTGAAACACCCAGGCGACCCAACCGCCTTTTTGCTGCGACGACTCGCCAGCCATGACGAAGAACACCGCCGCCCAGTCGCTCAACCGCTGGCGCGTCTGCGCCTTCAGCCCGTCCAGCCCGAGCGACACCGCGCGGCGGATGGCGGCAGCGGTCTCGCGGCTGATCGAGGGGTTGCGGCTCATACCGGCGCACCCTCCCAGATCCCGTCGGCATCGTCTGGCGCAAACGCGGCCAGCGCGTCGGCAGCGTCCTCGGCTTCGTCCTGCTCGGCCGCGTCCATCGCGGCGCTGATCAGCTTGGCGGTGGATCTGATCCACTCATTGCGGGCAGAAGACACCACCGACAACACCGTCAACAACACTTCGTCGGTGATGTCCGGGACAGCGGTGCGCAGAGAGCCTTCGATCTGGTCGAAGCGGTCAGCGACCGCGCTGGAGGCGTGCCCCAGCACATCAGCCAGGACACCAATCGGCGCAAACTCCCCGCGCGACACCTGATTCTTCAGCTCCTGGGCGATGCGCTGCTCGCGGGCCAGCGCGGCGCGCTCCTGCACCAGGTCAAGCCCGCCGATCTCATTCCCAGCCCGGCCGGCCGCCATGTCGCGCATTCGCTCGCAGTACGCCAGCAGCATGTTGTGCGCCGTTTCGCCGCGAGGGATCACACCATCGGCCGCAAGCTGACTTACGCGCGCCTCGGACAACCCCACCATCTCCGCAAAATCGGCTTGAGAGCAAGGCTGGTCAAGCAATGGGGTCAGCTTCACTTAACCCCCTTAGCGACACCATGCAACAGTCCAACCTCGCGCCGCGAATGACCCGCATCGGGGGGGCATGGGAAGGACCCAAACCGGGGGGTGTCGATCCCGATTCGACGCAGCCACTCGACCCGCTCACCCACCGCCGAATCAGCAGCAGGCGACCACGACTCACACCCGCGCCAGTGCGCCAACGTCACAGCCTGCGTGCGCTTGATCGAACAGAACGCCATACCCATGCGGAAGGCGAAGCGCGGCACGCCACGGGCATCCCAGTTGCTGCATGTCAGACACGTGCGATCAGTCATTTGGCCACCGTCCAAGCCCTGACGCCGTCGCGATTGACTGGCCTGACCATCTGCTGACTGTTCAACCGGTGGATTGCCATCCGCACACGCGACACGCCAACCCCGAGCGACGCCGCCACATCCTCCTTTGTGAGCGAATTCGGCAAACTGAACGCGAGCAACTGGTGCACCACCACGGTCAACGGAACGCCGTGCACACTGCTCATGCCGCCACCCCTTCCGCCCGCGCCTTGCGCACCGTATCAGCCCACTGCAGCCAGCTCACCGTCCGGCCTTGCGCGTCCACCTGCTGCCACGGCGGCACACCCAGGCGCACAGCATCGGCCTCAATCGCCGCCCGACTGTCAGGGTCCGCAGCGCCAACCGCTGGCGCATCGGGCAACGCACCCACCGCCGCCGCGTCACGCCGCTGACCCTCAGCCCTGGCCAGCGCATAGGCGAACCCTGCCCCCTTGCCGACCGCGTACACCGCCGCAGCCTGCAGCTCAGCGACCGTCAACCCCGCCGCCAACAGCGCCAGCAGCCGAGGGTGCGTGGCACTCGCATCGGCCACACCCGCCGCCACCATCGCCGCCGCAGCCTCGGACCCCGGCCCCGATCCCGGATCGGGTTTTTCAAAGCCAGGGCGAGCCGGGCCGACAGGCCCGCCCTGGTGGTGTTCTACATACTCGCCCTGATTAATTGGTAAGTGGTGTCTGGTGTCTGGTGTCTGGGTAGCCGTTGCAGGCGTTGCAGGTGCCGTTGCAGGTCGCGTAACAGGTGATGCGTTTGCATCGTCTTGCGCGGCAGCTGCAACGCCTGCAACGCGCTTGACCAGCTCCCGCAGGTCTGATGTTTTGATGTTCCAGTCCGCGTGTCCACCCGCATCGGTCAGCACCTGAAACAACCTCGAACGCTCGTCACGGTGACGCTTCATGCGGTTGGTCTCGTTTTTCTTCTTGAGGTCGCGCTCCGGCTTGCCATCGTTGAACGCATCAATCTCACGATCACACCGCGCGTTGTGGTAGCCATCTTCCTCCAGGGTGAAGAAGTCCTCCAGCACCGTGACCACCGCCGCCAATTCATCCTTGGACCGCGCGCCCACCAGGCGCTGCACCTTCTTCAGATCGGCCGGCAAAGGCTGCTCAGTCGCGTAATACTTGCGCAGCAGGCGGCTGTATACCGCGTCCTCCAGCAGCGACAGGTGCGCCGTGGCTTCTGCATAGTCACCGATATGGTGTTCGTAGTAATTCACAGACAGTTATTCCTAGGTGCTGCGCACAGGCTCAGGTATCGGGGACTCGTGCTTAGGCCACCAGGCGCATCTGCACCACAGGCAGGCGCCACAACTGGCTGCTCTTCTTCGTCAACGGGTCCAGGCGGTGCTCGTCCAGACACTCCACCAGGTCCGACGCCTTCAGATCGGCCAGACGCCCAGTCACCCAGCCCTTATCGAAACGGCGCGGCGCGTGGATGAGCTCCAACATCTCCCGAATCTCCCCGGCAGTCACCTTGTCGACGCCGTGCTTTCGCTTGACCACCAGCACATCCAGGACCATCTGTTGAGCACCCGGCACCTTCACAGGCGCCGCCACAGCAGTACAGGTATCGACGATCATCTCTTCACCTTTCGGAGGGACTCAGGCCACCAGGCGTACACCGCCAGGGGGATGCGGACCAGGGCAGCGACGCGCCCAATGAAGGCATGCACCGAGAAGCACACACCACGACGGAATCAGGCACTGGCCACCCCTTGCGGTGCGGGTTGGGTATCGGACGCGGCCAGCTCCGGCCAGATTCGCGACCAGCTCTCAGGCCACATCTGCTTTCGGGTCACGATCCCGCCCGTCATCGACTCGAGCGTCGCCCCGTGGTCGGTCTTGAGGCGGCGGTCGCCGTCGCGGTAGAAACACACGGTTTGCGTCGTGACGTTCAAAGCCCTGGCCACGACAGCCGGGCCGCCACTCAACTCGATGGCCCGGGCGACTTCGGCGATCACGGGCTCAGGCATTGGGGTATTCATGGCGCACATTCTACAACTGTAGAAATGCATTTGTCTACACCTGTAGTTGCGGCACACACAACCCCGCCGTAGGGTGCCGCCATGTCACTAGGATCTCAAGTCAAAAAGTACCGCACGTCAGCCGGGTGCACCTATGCCGAAATCGAGGCCATGTCGGGCGTCAGCACAGGCAGCATCAACGCGCTGGAAAAGCGCAACAGCAAGCGATCCGAATATGCCCAGGACCTCGCCCGCGCCTTCGGCCTGACCACCGACCAACTGCTTGACGAAGCAGCCGACCA